CCATCAGTTGAACTCCCTTAGAATTAGTAAAACCTCGTGACACTGCCTCTTCCATGATTCTCTCAAGGTCTTGCATAGGATCTTTAGATCCTTGTTGTGCTAATGTGCCCATGCGTTGCATTTGCTGTTCCATAGATCCAAGGCCCATTTTTTCTAAGCCTCTTGAGTATACAACCTGACTAGATGAGAATACATCAGATCCCTGTGCTGCTATTCCTGTTTGTGCAGCTTCCATAGCTCGACTAGTAGAAATACGATTATCTATTAGTTTTTGAATGAAGTCACTTTTATTCATTTCGTCAGTTGTGTTATAACTTCCAGATTCACGTCCAGCAACAGATAATCCCTTTACATAGTCAGAGTATGCTTGTTGCTGCCTAGCAGGAACATGAGCAATTTGTCGCATCATGTTCATCTGTGCAGCAAATGCATTAGCACCTGTTTGACCTTCAGAAACTCTATTTATAACATCAGATCCACCAATCGCAACCTTTGAAGCACTATCTGCTATTGTTGATGCGCCACCAGCTAACAGCGATAATCCACCAGTTGCCCATGCAGTAGCTCCAGCAGCACCACCTGTTAATGTATCGGTTGCTATTTGACCTTCTTTTATATATTTTTGTCTACTACCTAGTCTATTTTGCATTTCATCTGCGGATGCGAAACCGCCACCAAGGATCATGTTCTGTGCCATCATGTCACCCTGGATTGCTCTAGTTAACGAGTCATATTTCTCGTTAGCTTGACCGCCAACTGCTGCAGCATTATTTATTTGAGCAAGTTTATGATCGACAGCTAGTGCTTGACCGATGTTGACAGCCGCACCGCCTATTATTGCTGCACCCTGAAAGAAGCGACTAGCTCGTCCCATTCTTCCACCACCACCAGCTGCTGCAGATGCTTTTTCTTCATCTGTTAAATCTTCAAATTTCTGTGAAGCTTCTCCAGCTTTTTCATTAAATTCTTCTAATGAAATGGCCCCTTCGTTGAAACCTTCCTTTAATTCCTTTAACGCACTAGCTACATCAGAAATTTCTGCCGATATGTCTCTAACTGATCTACCACCTGTGTCGGCAGTAGTCTTAGATAGCTCATCCATCTTCAATCTATCTTGTGCCTTTAACGAAACCCTATTAATGTTATTTAATTTACTTTGAGGATCTAAACCTTGTTGCCTGAGGTATTGTTGACCTTTTTCTGCTACGGCTGCATCTTGCTCAACCTTGCCAAGCTGCTTACCTAATTTATTAACTAAACTACTATTACCTGTTTTTTGAGCATCTTCAATTTGTGCAGCTATACCTGCAGCTTGACTATGCTTTTGCATTTTTATTTGCTCTAGTCCTAAATAACCTCTTTGATCAGCTTCATGTATAGCAGGTTCTAATGTATTAACACTTCTTGAGAGACCTCTAATTCTTGATTGTTGTTCTTTTGGACTAACAAATCTAGATACAGCGCGGTTTATGCCTGCCTCACTTCTTTCATTTGTTACATGTCTTAGTGATCTAAGTTGACCTAGTGTCTTATCTCTTGCAGGAGTTAATTCAGCAATATCTATTGCTATTTTGGTCATATCCTCATTTCTTTGAGCTGGGGATATGCCCTCTTCATTGAGGTCTTCGTCTTCTTTCTTATATCTATACTCAGCAGCAAGCTGAGTACGCATAGATCTTACTTGTTGTAATTTTTGCTGTAATTTTCTTATTTCCGCTATCGGCTTATTAATAGACTGCCTGGCACGACTTACCACATCTTCAATAGATCTTGAACTAGATGATGAGCCAACAGCATCAATAGCATTTACTGGTTTACTCGACTTGTTTACATCATCTGCCATTAGAATTCCTCTTCAATATCTTCACCAAAGTCATCACCGTAAAGCTTTTTACCTTCTTCAATCTCTTTTTGAACCTGATCTTTCATCCACTTAGCATCTTCATCATCCAAGGGATCTATTGCTTTATCTTCAATTGCTTCTTGAAGCTTTCTCTCTTCTTCTTGTTTTTTCTTAAGAGCCTCTATCTCTTTGAGCTCTTCTTCTTCTGCCCAATCTAGATTCTCTTTAAAGCGCTCTCCATCTATTCTATCATTAAGTTCACCAGAATTCTTTTCTTCTGCTTGCTTACGCTCAACTCTATCGTAGAATTCATATAGAAGTTCTTCTAATGTATATGATTGTAATAAGGGGTCTTTAAGTGGCCTATTATAGATCTTAGACCACCATGATTTTAAATAAAGCTCTAGTTGCCTATTGTTATCAAGTGGGGCATTTGCATTATATTTAGTGATTTCTTGAATTGCATCGAAAAGCGTTATTCCTGAGGCAGTGTCTCCGTCTTCTCTGCTTCTTTCTCGTTCTCTTTCTTCGCCTCTTCGCCCTTCGTTCTCAGGCTTTCCTTCCATTTATCTTCAGCCTCCAGGATCTTATCATAAAGAGCCACAATAGTATCTTCGTCTTCTATCTTAGAGCCACCCATACTTTGAGTCCACCAAGGTGGGCCATCAATCATGTGAGTTCTAAGTTTTGATAATATAGTTGCAAGACCTGAAAGTCCATCAGATGGATTAAGATGACCACCCATTAATCTTGTTTTCTCTAATTCAAGTGCATGCCTTTGCTCAATATTTAAACTACATAAGACTGTAAAAGCGCCTTCGTATCTTTTTCCTGATTCAAATGAAGTATAGTCAAAGTCAAATATATCTTGCTTTTTAGGTAAATCCATTAAGTTCTCCTATTGTCTTACTTATGTTATACCCAACTATGCTATAGAGCTTGGATCAAAACTTCCTGGAATCTTATATGGAGGGGTGTCAAAAACAACAGATGTATTTGGGGTGATACCCTTACCATCGTCTTGAAATTGCTTAACTTCTTGAGTTTTCTGTGGAGTTGGCGCTTTTTCATCTTGCCAGCCAATTGCTTTAAAGCTAAGGGTGATGCGGTTAAGCTCATCAGTCTTAACATCTTCTATTCTAGAAGTTATTGCAGCTTTAGAGGTTTGAAACAGCAAATCATTGGTTGCTGAATCTCTTATCTCTATAGATATATAACGATGAGTCATAAAAGATAAAACATTTGATTGAGTGTATTCGGCAGAGGCACCTTGGCCAGGTATATGCCACATACCTAATGTACCCTCAACTGAAATTCTTTGGGGTGCTAATTCATAAGGAAGATAGTCATCAATCGTGAATATCTCTTCTTGTACTGTGTTTATACGCCATGAAGCTTGGAATGCAAACCCGACAATTCTATTGTTTACTCTAATTACACAGCGAGCACCACTTGTGTACTTAGCTGATGGCTTAGCACTAAATATAGGAGCTATTCCACCGGAAACATTATCTAAAAGAGTTTGGCCAAATGATTGGCCTGTACCAAAATCACTAGCCATTATGCTCTCACCTGGTTACCTGCGCTACCGGCAGGACTTGTACTAGAAAAATCTGCTAAGAAACTATCCTCATCGGCATATATCGCAGTAAAGTTAAAAATTTGAATTGCTGGCGCAGTTTTACCTGCTATATTGAAATCTGCTCTTTCTATTCTACAGTCTCTTATTCTTGCTATGCCACATTGATTGCCACCAGCAAGTTTTTGCCAAATTTCTATATTAAAAAATGTTGCCAGTTTAAAAGATGCAGGATTAAAGGCTTCATTTGCTCTACCGGAGTTGAAGAAGTCTTTACCATCGTCGCCCCATGCTCCAACACCATTACCTTTATCTGAAACTCCATTTGGGGCTTTAAGGTTGCTAACTCCTTCTTGCTGTACAACTTTTCCATCTACAACTCTTTGAAAGCTACCACCAGCCTTAGTGCTACTTATAGCTCCAGCTGCACCTTTGGCATATCGAATAATGGAGAAAGAGCCTGTAACCTCATAGGATACGGGTTCAATGCTATCAACTTCAAATCGCCCAAGAACCTTAGGTTTTACATGCTTTACAGTAATTGAATAGGAAAAGTTCTGTGCGAACGCCATCGTCTTATCATTGATCTTAATTTTAGCGTTCGCTCCAGTAATAAAGAACGGGGCAAGTCCTGCCATTTAATAACCTCACAGTCGTTATGCTAGGTCTGTGTCTCCTGAACGTTCGGCTGTCAAGCTGTCATCGTCGGCCAAAATAGCGTTAAATGAGAATTGCTCTACAAGAACTCCACGTTTAGTGATTGAGCCACCCTTACGAGTAAATCTGCAATCTTTAACTTTAATCACTCGAGTTGTAGTTATCGCACCGGCATTATCAGATTTTTGAAAAATCTCAAGATCCCAAGTTTGAGAAGCTAACATCTCAGCTGGATTAAAGTGTTGTCCACCATTTGAACCCGCTGGATCAGCAAAGTTCCAATTACCAACTCCGTTTCCGTCACTCGATGTTCCTGCAAGTCCAGCAGCTACGCTCGTGTAGCGAATCACAGATAGCGAACCATCTACGAAGTAAGCAACAGGTTCGTTAGTAACTACTTCATATCGACCCATAGTTTCGATAGGAACAGTTGTAACAGTGGTGTTATAAGCCACATCCTGAGCATAGGCGATAGTTATATCACCTGCTTTAATTTTGGCATTAGCGCCAGTTATAAATGAGGGTTTAATTCCACTCATATCGTACTCCTTGGTGTTCGGTTCACCTTACCTTGAATTTTTTTAAACCACAGCGGTTCGAGTATTAATATACCACAATCTTACTTAAACTGGCTTATTAATGACTACAGTGGTGTTTATGGTAATTGTCCTATCACCTATCCCATCAGGATCTGTGATATTGAATATAGATGAATCTGACTTTGTAGTGTACTTGAGTGCTCTAGTTGTAGATTTTATAGAACTAGAATTAGATTGAGCTATTTTTTGAACGTCAGCATTGAGTTTATTTTCTTCAGCTTCACCGGGTGGCAAATCTTTATTATCTAAGTAAAATCCATATGTAACTTGGTAATGGTCATCAGCTGGATCAGCAGGTGGACTAACTAATCTAGATGGGCTTTTAACAACACTGAATGCTCCAATTTTAGCAAAGGCTTCATCTAATATCTTCTCTACACTATCTGCACTTGATTGCAAATGGTATCCCTCAAAATCTAAAATATTTGAATAAGTCACTGTGTTAACTACTTCATCCATTTTAGCAGTAAAAGTTAATGTGGTAATGTTAGCTGTAACTAATGATTTATTAATTGCTGCTGCTAAATCAGAATATTGTTTTGTATTAGCCATGATCTTATTTTACTCCAAAAAATGGTTAAAAATAAAAAAAGCCGACACTGGGTCGGCTTTTTAAATTTTGGAATATTAAGCTGAAATTAAGCAGCGCCAGAAGCTCTCTGCATGTTAATCTCTGTAAGCACAAAGTCTACACCTTCAACTAATTTAACAGTTACGTTAACTAAGATGGTGTTTCCATCAAGTTCAACTGTTAGCTGTTTAAATCCGCCAGGGGCATCCGGTGTTGAAACCGTAATACCTTGATTCAAGAACGTTGCCAAGATTGCTTCCGCAACAGACTTAACCTCTTGAGCTTGAAGAGTGTTTTTACGACCAACGAAGATTGCTTCTAATTGACTTCTGAAGTCAAAAGCTAGAACATCGGCAGCGTACTGGACGTTTCCTCTATTCTTAACAAAGTTGCCATCTCTTCCGTAAGTTGTATTATCAACTACTACTTTAAATCCACCAGTTTGAGGTGCTTCTAAGAAAGTAACACCAGATTGGATCGCATCGTCAGCTTGCAAGTCAGGATCAAAATCAATTACGATATCTTGCTCAGGAGTACTCATTGGTTGAGCAGTATGTCGAATTCCAGTCATGTTCAAGAACTTGTTCGTCATTGGCTCTCCGATAGGAGCACCAGCTCTAGAACCAGCTAGCAAGCAAGCAGTTGCCCAAGGTTGGAACCACTTAATTGTTCCTTGTCCATCGATTTGACGAGCATCTTGAATCAACATTTGAATTCTTTCAAAAGCCAACAACCCAATTTGTTCCTTAGAATCAACATAGCTATCTTTGTAAGATAAGTATCCCTGTCTTTCAGATCTCTTTTTAGTTGTGGCAGTTAGACTCAAGTGAGTTTTTACAGCTTGATGAACACCCAAGATTGAGTATGTAGATCCAACTTCAGAAAGATTGTCAGCAATATCATCTGATGCGTCTCTTGAGAAAAGAGGCACCACAGAGTTAACTCTGATTTTAGTGAACTTATCAAGAGCATTTGTAATATCAGCAGTTGAAGTAACACCTTTTGTTCCGCCATCGAGAGCAGTTTCAGCTAGTGCATCTGGAAGTCCAGTGCTTGCGCCATTAACTAAAGAAGCAATGCTTGAGTTTTCAAACATCACTGCAACTTCAGAGGCATCACGCTTAACTTGAGCGGGTTCACTTCCAGCACTTAGAGCACCTAATGTTGCAACTTCATCAAGAGATGAGCTACTTAAGGAGTTGTAAAGAGTGCTACTAAGAGAAGCAGACCATCCAGCTTTTAGGTTGATAGCGTTAGCTAATTCTAAAAGCGTTGGGTAAGAATCTTTAGCAAGATCAATTGTTCCAGGGTTAGCTCCACCAGTTCTTATTAATGAAACCTTTGTTGCGTCAACAGTTACTGTTGCTGCAGTCCCGTCAGTAGATCCGACATTGAGAATTACATTTCCACCAAGAATCTCTTCTTCGATAACAAGATCTCTTGTGTTGTTAACTTTAACTGTAGCAGAAGGCTCTACGCTTGCAGCCTTAAGGCCAACAGTCATATTCATAACAGCTAAAGGAGTATTAGTCCCATCAGTTAGTTCAAAGTTTCTTCCATATCCCAATGTGTGAGCATTAGCGTCTGCATCTCTTTCAAATTGAACAGTTGAAACACCGTCTGCACCACCAACAGTTACTGTTACTCCAGCAGGGAGACCCGCTGACCAGTTACCGGCATTGGATAGTTGAGATGCAAGATCTGCATTGTTCGCAGGAGCTCCTGAGAATAAGAATGTGCTTAATGCTTCACCTTGAACTTGAACACTAAAACTATCACTACCAGCGATAGTTGTTTCATCAAATGTTGCACTTGAAACCTCAACTGCAGCAGTTTCTGCTACTAAAGTGTTTTCAACAGTGATTAAGTTTCCACCGACACCGTACTCTAAAGCTCTTGCTGTACCATATGCAGTTGCTAGTGCTAAAGAAGCTCTTGTTGAGTTATTTGTTTTGTAAATGTAAACAGCTTGTGCTCCACTTGGAATCGCTCCATCATTTGCCGGAGCAAACAAGAATGAAGATGCATCAACTATATTTCCTTTGCGATACTTATCACGAATGATTGGAATCTGCTCTGGACTAAATACGTTATTTTTTATATCTGTTTCATCTGCACCTGGGGCACCAGCATCAGACTCACCGAAGATAGCGATAAGCCCTGTTGGGCTTAATGGAAATCCTCCGCCAAGATCAATGTTGACCTTTGAGTACGCACCTGGCTTAAAAATCGTAGCGCCATTAAAACTTACATTAATTGCCATTTTCTTAGGCCTCCTAATATTCTTCGGTTCACTCTCAAAATTATATCACAACTTTGGAGCCAATCCACTCACATTATAATTTAATACCATAAGCCGCTAAGGCTTTATCGTAATCTTCAGTCTTTTCTTCATTTGACAACTTGCGTCCCCTGAAATCAGCTTTAATAATCTCTTTCATATGGTTTCTAGGGATTCTCGCTGAGCGAGTCATCCACCAAGCATCAAAGGAAACTTTTTCTTCTTTCTTTTCAACTTTCTTCATAGCTTTGTCTCTTTTTTCAGATTCCATCTTTTTGATGTCTTCCATTAAGCCGCTAGAGGATTGTTTCTTTTTCTTAGCCATATCTAGTCTCCTTAATCCATTATATAGTGGGTGGTTGCCTTAACTTAGGTCATCACCGTTGTCGCCTATAGATTCATAGGTCACTTCTGTCTTTAAGTCATCTGTCTCGGTAAAGGCTTCATCTTCAAGCCAATTTTGAGTAGTGCACCTAAATCTAACCCATCTACTCCAAACGTTTTCAGCCACATACTGATCATTCTTATTGTAATCAGATGCTTGCCAGGTGTGCAATTGTAAGCCAAGTCTTTCTGCCACTCTCTTTTGCTTAAAGAATATATACGACATTATATAGTATAACCACAAGACTGTATCTCCACTCTTATCACCATGAATGCCTATATCCACGTGTACAGTGAAAACTCCAGTGGATATAGTAGAATCACTCGCATCTCCATAGTAATCACCAATAGCTGCCTTGTTTTCATCTTCAGATTCGCTCGCAAGATGGATACTAAAACACGGAATCCTATCAGGGTTTAGAGACCAAGCCTGTAAGACTGGAATCTTAGTTTCAAAAAACCACTCCCTAACTTTATCAATTTGAGTTTGTCCGTAATCAAAATCTAGCTCATCGCATAGGAATTGTGAAAAGATCTTATTAAAGGCATCCGGGTCATTCCTTAAGTCTTTGATTCCTTTCTGTAGTACGCGTTGAACTATGATTTCTGGCATAACCATACTCATTAAGCTAACTCCTCATAACTATTTACAACATCTTGCACCATGTGCTGTATTTCTACTTCAAGTTGTCTATTTATATCATCTAAAATAACTCTCATATTTAACTTTTTCTCTGGAAGCACCCATTTCTGATTTGGATCCTGTTTACTTGATGCAGTTCTAAATGTAGTGTGCCCAGCCGCTGGTGCTTCTGCTTTTTTTGCTGTTTGCCTGTTTCTAGATAAAAGTTGTTGAGCTTTCTGTAATCCAGAGAATGCACTAGATCCACCTGTAAGAGATATACTTCTTGCTTCTTTTAATATCTGCTTTCTAGTTTCTAAATCTACCACATGCTGCTTGTTGATATCTTGCTGCACATCGGAAAGAGTAGTTAAGTTTCTTTTACGACTAGCGCTTTTACTTCCAACAGGAATTACCCTATAGAGTGACCCATCTTTTGCAACCTTAGCATTCTTTAGTAATCTAGGCAACATTGGGAAGGGTGGGAGTGAAAAATCTGTTTTACCTGAAGATGTCGCAACCTTAAATATTCCACCAACATCAATAATCTGTATTTGCTCTACGAACTTCTCTGCTCCCATAGACATTCCAGCTTCAGCTGCTTGACTTGCGGCATCAAAAGCCAAAGAGTTCATTGCTTCGCTTATGTCCTGCATAGCTAAGGTGCTTAATTCATTCGCTTCTGATTCAGACAGTCCTTTAAAAATTAGAGTCTGTTTTAACCTATCAACTTCAAATTGAGGATGAATCACGTTTATCCCCTACTCTTTTTGATAGTCTTTGCCCTCATGTCCTGTAAGAAGTTTTCTTGGTCCATGTGGTTCCAGTCGTTTGCAAAAACAATTTTTATCTTACCATTGGGTGAGATCTCAATAACAGGTTTCGTAAAGTAGCAATAATCATTACTTAGGAGATTAGCAGGTCTAACTGGATTAGAGGAATATGCCTCAACAGTTACGGGTTTCTTTCCCAATTCTTCTATTTTCGATTGAAGTTGAAAAATCTTAGCTTCTAGTTCATCTATTTCATTTCCGGATTGTGCTGTCAATACATTATGCTTACTGCCAACTTCGTGGACAGCGCCTTCTAGTTTTTCAAACAGCTTCATTATCTTTATTTCAATTTGCTGCAAGTCTACTGCCATTCCATGTCGAACCTCTTCTCTTATGTTCTCCATTTCATCGTATATATTTGCAATGTTGTGTTTTTTATATTTATCTATTAACTCGTTGAATCCACCATGAATTGCATCATCAGGGATACCGTCATCCAATATGCTATCTAAATGTGGCTCATCTTCTGGCATATACCATTCAAAGACGCTCATTAGTTCAGCAGCCAGTTGAGGAAGAGATCTATTTATAAACTGATGAATTACTTTATGTCCATCAGTTATTCTTCCTGAGTAAACATCATTCATATGCTTTCTAATACTTAAAGTGCTTGTATCTATTTTTACATCTTTGAAATCTTCAGGGTTCATTCCTTTAGTTGTGTTTCTAAGAAAGCGAAAGGTACCGTTTCCCACTAATCTAAGGCTATCGCCATGGGTCATATCAAAACCAACTGAATTACCACCGGCTCCACCAACTCCGCCCCCACGGATAATGTTTTTCTCTAATGCCTCAATTCCAAGCATGTCTCTTAAAGATTTTCTCATTTTAGATGTTAGATATGACTTAATTCCAGCTATGGCCTCCCATCTCATCTTATCCATAGGTAGATCATCAGGATGACACCACTTGAGAGATGTTAGTTCCCCATTACTTTTAATTTTGCCTTTAAACTCTGTAACTACAAACTGTTGACATTCATTGCCGCCAAACTTACCTTCATGAACCATTTGAGGAGAGTACCCAGTAATATTAGCTTCTTCTTTTAATTCTCTTAGTGCTCCATCTTCATAGGTCTCATCAGTCTCTACATGTCCACCTGGTGTTGTCCACAGCTTATCATCGCTTCTCTTTCCTATTAAGATCCTGCTCTTATCATCGACGACAACAGTTCCAGCTCCACGTCCAAAGTAGTAGTTTTCAAAAGATTTCTTTATACTCTTTTTCTTCTTCTTATCTTTAGCAGTCTTATGGTGCTTTTCGCCCCACACTCCGCCTTCTTGTTCTTTGCCTTTGCTTTCTGGGAGACCTTTTCCGCCATCGCCACCTGAGTACTTACTGGCTACAGATTTTGGAACTCTATCTCCACGTGATGATGTACCCTTGCCGCCATTCATGATGGCGTGCATATAGCGCATTTGCTTCTTACTTACTGGTTTTGGAATGATACACCCCCTAGTAATTTACTACCTTTACTAAGATTATCTTTTGCCCATAGGGGTTGGAGATTATCTAATGACCAGCATTGAGTGAATAATTCGTCAGCTGTTGAACTATAGTTGAAACTACTCTCTGGAATTATGTGATCTATATGCCACTCGCTTATATTATCCCAAGTCATGCCAGACTGAAATCGAGTCTCTAGATGTTTTTGAAGATCCTCTACAGAATACCCAACTATATTAAAGATATGAATCCATTTTTTACTTAAATTTCGCCCACTCAATGCATGTCTCATTCTCCGTGACATCCTATTTCTAATCTTTTTCTTAAGTGGGTTGTCAAAATACTTACCACGATTGTGAGCTGGCTTACCAGTCTTAACGCCTTTTCTAGAAGAGGTTGTTCCTAGTTTATTTAACCTACCTGAGCAAGATTTACATTTTTTGCCCAATCTTGCTTTAGGTACAAAACCTCTGTCTTTATTACATAAAGAACAGTTGTCTCTATAGCAAATTCTGCCTTTTATATTCTTTTGCTGCACTACTAAAGCTCCTAATATGTAGAGTTACTTACATCTATATTATAACTCAATGACCTACTCAACTTCCAGCGAGTTTCTCAGCTGGATTAACTAAGAAATCCCTTTTTACTAACACTTCTTGCGGTAGTCTGCGAGCCACTTTTTGGCCATCTACATATTCTTGCGTAACCCTAAGTTCACGCATACTCTGTAGGACAGAATAGACTGGATTACAGAAATAACTAATAGTTAAGACTGTTCCTCTCTCATTAATACTATCATATGGTGGCTCTTGACCACTTATCCACTCAATTTCGCCATCTACTATGTTGAAGTCTACACCCGCTGTATATATCTTAAGCACTCCATTCTCAACTGATGACATATGGTCAATGCTTGTTATTGGATATCTGACAGCTTGGCGATTATTGGCTCTAGGCTCAAACCCCTTAAGCTCCCACGTTCTAATTTCATAATCAGGAATGATGAGGTGATCAAAGGTATTGAAGTCGGCCTGTGTTCCGTCCTCGTATTGGGTAGGCAGTGTG